GGATATCAGTTACTACCTGATGGATTACTACAACTGGCGGCGCCCACATCAACACAATGATGGGATACCGCCAGCAGAAGCCGAAAAGCGGCTTAACTATGTGTCCGGATTTAGTTGACCACTACATCTCGAACCTGCATGATGGTCTTAATCAGCCCACCGTTGTACTGCGCAATTTCCCCAGTAACAGTCTTAATTTCTTGCTCCAACTGTCCCCGTTCCTGTTTAAGCTGATTGACGAGCTCCTGCTCTTGTGGCGTCAATGTTCTTTGCTCATTACAAGCTGGAAGGATGAATATTGAACACAGCAATAAAGCTATCTGAGTTTTTTTAAGCATTGCATCACCTAATCCCTGATTCAACTTACCAATCATCAATTCTTGTACGGAGAGTAATTCCATCCATACGGCATACGAACACTGATTAGTCAGCCATAAAAAAGAACCTCATCAAATGAGGTCCTTTTGTATCTGTGAAGAAGCGCGCAATTTACTGACAACAAACCCAGTTACCTAAACAGGTCTGGTTGATATCGCAGTCGAGTCAGTTGCCGCTGCTCTGCCACCACGGCATAGGTTTGTGGTACCGAGAGGCCATACTTACGGGCTAGCTGGTCAATATTTCGGCCGTTGAATTCATCCCAGATGGCCCGATCACGCAGCGCAGCCTTGAGATGCTCTCCGGTGGGTATGTAGTAGGCGCGGCCCCCCATATAATGAGCCTGCACCAATGCCAGCTTGCGGGCCTGAGCCCGAGCAAGATCGGGGGCCATGCCGCCCCGTGCCAGTTCGCAGGCCAGCACATCCACCAGCTCGCTCAGGGCTTTGGGCCATTTTGCTGTCAGTTCAGAGGCCGGGATCTGGTCGAGGCGATCCACCAGTTGCCCCAGCGAGGCGTGATCATCGGCAAAGAGATCCTGATTCTGTTCCATGACTCCCTCGGCAAAATAGAAAAAGCGGTGCGCCGATTAGAACACAGGCCATTTTGCACGCACATTTTTTAGCGCATACTGAGTCCTCTGATTGCCAAACCCAAGGAGGGGGCATATGGCTCGACGTTTCTATCGGCGCCGACACAATTCTCTGGTTGGCGATACCGCCAACACCATGCTACGTATCAGTTGGAAAAGAGCACTACTGCTTGGAATTACAGGGTTTATTATCTTCTCCTTGTTAGTGCCTTGGTTCATGCAGAGCCTGATCGCATCACAATCCCAAGCAACCCCCAATGGGACGTTCAATCTTACTCCTTTCCTTGATCAGCTCATCGGGCGTCGTCTGCACTGGGCTGAACGTCTTGGAGAAATCTTGCTCTGGCTAGGTATTCTGGTGGCCGGATTGAAATTGCTGGCGGGAAATCTGGAGAACTATTATCACCAGCCTGGTTTACTCGGCTTTATAGCTCGCTTGCTGGCGCGGTGGAGTGACTAGGATTCTGCTGGCCCCTGTTTAGCCCATCAGATAAAATCCCATATCTCAATCAGCGGGTTAATGGGGTAAGCGATGAAGGTATTTCTGAGTTGGTCAGGGGAGCGTAGCAAACAAGTGGCAACGCTACTGGATGAGTGGCTACGCTGCGTATTGCAGGCGATCCGCCCCTGGATCTCCACCAAGGATATTGACCGAGGTTCACTCTGGTTTAGCGAAATCCAAGACCAGTTGCAGGATGTGACAACCGGCATCATCTGTCTGACCCAAGAGAACAAAGAGAAACCCTGGATACTCTTTGAAGCTGGCGCACTGGCCAAGGGGCTGTCCAACTCTCGGGTCTGTACCCTGCTGATCGACCTGGAACCTCACGATATCCGAGATCCTCTGGCTCAATTCAACCATACCAAGCCAGACCAAGATGGTATTTATGCCCTGGTGCATACGCTCAACAACCGCTTAGGGGATAACCGCCTAGACACCGCTATTCTGACAAAGGTTCTGGACACTTATTGGGCGCAATTTGAACAACGATTTCAAGCCATTATTGCTGATACACCGATTACAGAAAAAGCCAAAGCTCGACCAGAAAAAGACATTCTTGCAGAAATTCTTGAACATACACGTTCACTTCAAATCCGTTTGAACAATCTTGAAAACACCAAGATTAATCGCCCGTCATCTAAAAATGATATTGAAATTAAAGATGTATCTATATTGATTTATGAAATGGCAAATAACGGAATGAGCACGACAGATATTGCAGAAGAACTCAACATGTCAATATCTAGTGTTCGTACGTACTTAAAGAAGTACAACCTTATGTCTGCTGGTTCAGCACTTAGCCACAGTAAATTTGTTGACTAATTATACTTACGACTATTCCACTTTTTCAGCGCCTCCAGCACTTTGACGGCCAGAGGCGCATCCAACCAGCCCACCTCGGCCACCCCTACCCCACCATTTAAACGGGCAGTCATCCGTTGTATCCAATGGTTTAATGCGGTTTCCGAGCCATCTCTGACGATGCCAAGGCGGGCCATCTCGCACCAGATGGCCCTGATCTTGGCAATTTCATTGACCCTGATGTGGCTACCGGCCGCAGGACTCAACCGTTTATTGGCCGTATGGCGAGCAGGCTTGGGAATAAAGCCCGCCGCCTTGAAGGCAGTCAGCACCTGTTCCAGCTCCTGTTCGTTCAACAGGGCGGCGCTGCGCTTGCCGGTGTGGCTGGCCAACAGGTCGCGGTAACACTCGTCATCGAGCGCCAACGCACGGCGCCCCACCTGTACCAGCCGGATCAATTTGCTGCGCTTGTCCATCACCTATCCCCTCCCCGTTCTGCCTTGCTGTCATAATGCTGCCCGGCCACCCTCAGCTGTTGGTAGTGTTCATTTAGGCACCCCCGACACCAACTGGAAAGCCCAGAGGCATCGCTCGCCACACCAAAAAACTCGGTATCCCATGGCCAGAACTCGCCACAACGGGGACAGCGCTGCTCCAGCCCCAGTTCGGTGATACAAGCCCGACCGCTTTGCAGGCGGCGAGACAGAATATGGGGGGCCAGCAGGGGGCTATAGATGGCCATGGCGATCCCCAGTTCCGTGTACCCCACCACAATCTCTGGCCGATTTGGCCTGCTGCAGTTCAGCCACCAGTTGCCAGCGCATCTGGCAGGCTTCTCCGGCCAGCGCATGAAAACCACGGGCGCGCGCCTCTTTATCAAACTGTTTGAGCTGTTTGCACACAGCCCGTTTATCAGGGGTCGCCTGTGCAATGGCGGCCGCGCTGAATATCTTGGTAAGCCGAATATCCATCTCTGTTTTGGTCATCGCCGTGCTCCTTGTATCAAGACGGTGAAGACCTGGGCCCAGATCATTTCATTTGGTTGCTCATCAGTACCCGGCCACCACGCCGGGCAGACAGGGTGGCGCGGCCACCCTGTTTCGCATCGTTACTGCTCGAACTGCAGCGGTATCAGATCCTGGTACTCCTCTTCGCTTAGCGGTGCCGGGCCCAACCCCAGCACCCATAACAAAGCGGCCTTGATGCCATCCTCATAGGTGTCGTCGGGATAGCAGGTGCCCTCGGTCTCGCTGATCTGCTCGCACAGCAGCAGTTGCTCTTCGGCCTGTTCTACATTGATTTCCATCGCGCACGCCTCCCTTACAACTTCGCCAGGTCCAGGCTCATCTGGATGTAACGCCCGTGAGCGTCACGCTCGTAGAGCCGCAGATATTGGCTGGTGCCGGTCACCTGGATGGCGTCGGCGATCGCTTGCATGGCCTGCTCCCAGTCAGCATCGTCGATATTGAGCTGACGCAGGGAGAGCACCTGGTTGACGTCGATGTGCCCCGCCTTGGAGACCCGAAAGGCATGGTCGACCAGGGCCCGCAACTTGGCATCGGCACCGTCACTCCAGCGCGCGATGCAGCTATCGATCAGCATCTTGGCCGCCTGGATCCTTTCATCAAATTTGCGGTGCTCCCCCACCGCCCGAATGAGCTTGTAACGGCCATCGAAACTGAGCAGGGTGACGTTACCCTTGGTGCCACCCCAGGCCACCCCGTACTGCTCGACCGAGAGGTCCACAAAATCGGCGATCTGCTGCATGGCGCCGATCTTGAAGGCGGCCAATTGGGAGCGCTGCTCACGGGCCGCCGCGATGATGGTCATCACCACCTCGTCGCGCAGCTTGTCCGCCGGGGCGATTAAGGACTCCGGTACCCAGTGCCCCTGAGCGTTCTGCCGCATCGGGGTTGTGTTGCTGGTCTGTGCTTCTTGCATAAGGCTCTCCTTGATTTATCCCGTTGTTGTTCGGCGATCGCTTATTGGCGCCAGTGCAACAAACATCCACCAAAGCGCACGATGGCGACATCTCGCACCACGCCTGCGAGGCATTCGCGTCCCCATACGGCCCGCTTGGTCATCGCCTCCGGCAGTGGGCCGGTCACCGCCAGCAAGGGGGTGTGGCGCACCCGACTGGTGCTCACCTTGCACCCGTTTGCCGTCAGCCAGACTCGCAGCTGCTCGGCGGTGTTCTGCAGATTTCTGTTCATCCCGTTCTCCCTGTGATGCCAATCACTGAGCCCACCACACACCCCGAGCTCGTTGATTTACTGACCTGGCTTCTCTCCCTTGTCGAGCAGCCGGTTGTATTTGATGCCCAAGATCTTGAGCTCCTCGGCCAGCAGCTCACTCAGAATGCGCAGGCTGCTGCTGGCATTGTCACCATCGCTTTTGGCCTGCCGGCGCAGCCGGGAGAGGGTAGCCTCGGCGTCATAGCGCGCAGCTTTCTGCTGGCCACTACCCTGCTCTACCGATAACCGCATCGGGCGGCGCAGTTGCTGTGCCTCGGTCAGCTGGCTATGAGGACAGCCGCTGCGGCATGCCTTCCAGAGCTTGATATCCATCGGACTGTTACCCACCTCGCTCGGGCCACGACGTTGATGGGCGAGGCACTGGTGAGCCGGAATGTCCCCCAGAATGGGACATCTCACCTTGTTGCCCATCAGTGCCCCTTCCACCAAGGTCTGTACCCTTGCCATATCGCCGGGATACTTTTCGTTACAGACCTGGCTGATGGTGGTGCGAGAGAGCCCGAGCTTCTCGGCCACCTGGGCCAGCGAGCTGGCCGCCACTTCGGCCTGCAACACCTCAAGCCACGTTTCCATGAGGTGCCTCCTTCACATCAAACTGATAAAAATGCTGCTCGTTCTGATCCCAGCATCCCCCCTGTTTTGCTCGCACCATGGGGGCAAAACGTCCGGTATCACGGATCAACTGGTAGCGGTTCTGATCCCCTTTCACCTTGAAGCGCTCAATCTTGTCCACCAACCGAACATATCCAGCCCGGATCAAAAAAGTGGTGTAAGTACTGGCACCACTGTCATCGACTCCAGAGGTGATCGCGAGGTCGCTCAGGGTGAAAAAACGGCTGATTTTCATGGTGTTCCACATCTTCTGTTGAACCGTTTTACGGCGTATCCGACGTTTCTTACGGTGCTTCGTTTGCCTGTTACCCGACCCAAACTGGGGCTCATTGAATGGATCGATCACCTGGTACCGGCTACCGCGAAACGAAACGCGCTTACCAAATGGCTTCTGGTACACACACCGCAGATGGCCGCTGGCCAACCAACGCCGAACAACCAGATACAGATTCGCCAGCTTTAATGGGCTGGCAGTAGCTAACTCCAGAAGATCAAACGACTCTTGCTGGCACATCCACTGCCAGGCCGTCTCTGCATTGGTATTTATGCTTTTACCGACCACTGGTATCCCTCCCGTGCTTTGTTGTTATTTGCCGGTTCCTAACGGCTGCGGCGCACGTCATGCAGCAGTTCGCTGGCATCCACATCCTCCAACCGGATAATCCGGGCGTCAGAGGCCATGGCCATCTTCTCGATCTTGTCCAGCGCCGAAACGATGGTGCGCACCACACCGTTGGAGCGCTTGCGGATGAGATCCAGCAGGGCATCGTCGATCTCCACGTCCACCTCCAGCATTTCACTGGCAATGAGGGACACGTCTTCCAGGTCGGCTGGCTTGAATTCAATCCACTGGGAGATGCGGTTAAACAGCTGCTTGCGCTGGCTGATGCGGCGAGCAATCTCTTCCATGCCCACCAGGATCAGGGGCTGCTCGGTGGCGTCGTAGATATCGCGCAGGGTCTCCATGATGCGGGCATTGCCAACCACGTAGTCGGCCTCATCCACGAAGATGGCCAGCTCTTCGGCGCGCACGGATTCGATGATGCTATCGACCTGGGCTCGCAAGTTGTGGCGCTGGGGAATACCGATCTCTTTGGCTATCTGTTCCAGCAGGCTGGTGACGGTGTCGGCCTTGTAGCAGCGCACATAGATTCCGTTCACTTCGTCCTGGTTGAACAGCCACTCGACGGCGGTGGTCTTGCCAAACCCGGAGGGGCCGTGGATCAGTCCAATGCCCGGTACGATGCTGGAGCGGTTGAGCAAGTTGTCGAGCAGCTGCTCGGTCTTGATCATGTTTTTGACTTCGACGATCTTGTGTTTCATAGTGATTTTGTCCTTTGTTTTTGGGCCTTTTCGGGCTACTCGCTAACCTTTGCCTGAGTGCGGCGGGTAGCCCGAACTTCATCCAGATGGCGGTTAATGCGTTTTGCCATCAGCTTGTGGCTGTAGAGGTATCGGGTCAGCCACTCCTTCTCCCGCTCTGTCAGTGGGGTATCCAACTCCTTCTCGGCCAGGTAAATGGCCTGTTCGTACTCAGTCTTGAGTGCTCTGGACTCTTGCCCGGCAATCGCCTGTGCTCGGGCCGCTTTCTCTTCTCGCCTGGCCTCAATGGCTGCAAGTTCTGCTGCGCTGAACTGAGCCGGTTCAGCGGGTGCGGCAATACCGGATAACGCAGCCAAGGCCGGGTTATCGAGGGTGAGATTGCTGCGTTGAAACTGGGCGATATCCCGTGCCTGGGAGACGAAGTGGCGCACCACATCCTGATGGAGTTGGTCGATGCCAAAGGTCTTGGCCACATTGCGCATCTCGCGGCGAAAACCGGCCAGCGCCTTGGCATCGGCACGTTTGGCGGCGCGGAAAGCATCCGGACTGACGCCATTGCCCAGTAGCTCGATGTTCACGGCCTCGATCCGCTCGTTCCAATCCCCAGTGCGATACAAGATGGCGCGGCCCACATCGCTGGGGTCGAGGAACACGCTGACCCGCTGGCTCTTCCAGTTGTGCTCCAGCAGTTCAGGGGCCGTGTATTTGAGCCCACCCACCTTGATGAAGCCCTTGGAAACGGTGGCCTCACCGACATGGTTGAGCAGCAGATCCAGCGCTGATTCATCGGGAATGGCCCGCCGCTGATAGCGGGCATGACCATATTTCTCGTTGGGGGTCATTCCCAGAGAGCTGTGTTTGCGGTTGTGGTAGCGGGCATCGAGCCAGTTATCGAGCAAGCTCTGCAACTCGGTCGCCGCCATAGCCAGCTCGAAGAGCTCCTTTTCGGCATCCGGTTTGCGTTTCTCTTCCAGCCGCTGGGCAAAGCTTTTGCGCGCCTCGATCACCTGCCGGTCTGCCACACAGTGGCCGATATAGGAGGGCAGCAACTCGATCAGGCCGTGGCTCAGGGTGCGAAAAAAGCGCTCTATGTGCGGTTTCTCCCACCCGGAATAGGCGTTGGAGCGGCTGACGTTCATGCCGAGCAGGGTGCAGATGGACATCACCCGCTGGCTCACGTAGTCAGAGCCGTTATCGGTGCGCATCACGCCGTTATCGTTGAGGGTGCCCCAGGCCAACAGGGTCTTGCGCAGCAGCAGGCAGATCCCCTCGCTTGATGAGGTCTTGGCCACCAGCAGGCGCACCCGGCGGGTAAACACATCGATCACCGCGATAATGCTGTGACGACCATCCACCAACATGGCATCGACCGGCGTGCTGTCGAACTCCCACACGTCATTGGGCTGCGCCATCCAGGGGTACATCTCCTCGATCGCGCTGCGGTATTTGTTGTTGTAGGCATCGGGGTTGGTGGCATAGGTAAAGGCCACCTTGTTGTCACTCAGCCATCTGACCATCCAGCGACGCAAAGAGGATTGGCTGGGGATGTGCCATCCCAACTGGTTCATCTCGTTGTATTGGCTGGCGAGCTCGTGCAGGGCTCCCCACTTGTTGGCCAGATGGGGTTTGGTGGTAATCAGGGCCGTCAGGAACTGGGCCAGCTCCGGGCTCTGTTCCACGGTCGATGGCCGCTCCCGCTGGTAGTTGCCGGCCAAGGCTGCGGGGCCTTCATCGGCCAACGCACTCTGCCAGCGGCGCAAAGTGATCAGGCTGAACGGTTTTTGCCGGTCATAGACGCTCACAGGGAGTGACAGGCTGCGGGCACGGTATGCCTCGATAAAGGCACGGCGCCCCACTTCCCCTTGTTGGCAAGCTTGATAGGGCGCCAGAAAGATATCGGCGGCCTGCAGGATCAGCAGCCTGGCATCGACCTTCTGGCGAGCCCCCTCCCCCAGCGTCAGCAATTTGCGGCCCGCCTCCGGTTTGACCGGCACCTCACGCGCCAGCAACTTGGCCATGGCCTTGCCACCAGCAGCGTGATCGGTCACGGCTTGACCTTGCTCGGCCACGGCTCTCTCTGCCAGATAGCGGCGGGTTTCTATCGGCAGCGAGCTGATGTGGTATTCGGCCCCTTTGCCTTTCTCGCGCTTGCGGCTTTGCCACTCTTCACGCTCGGCCTTTTTACGAACGCCATCGGGGTAAGCGGGCATGCCGGCCAGCCCGGCCAGCGCCTGGGCGGTGTACCAGGTGCTCATTGGTCACCTCCCAGCAGATCGATATCCAGCGACTCGGAGAGCAGCGTCATGATGGTGCGGCTTTCTCGCCGTTTGGGGCTGACCCCCATGGCCGGGGCATAGTGTTTGATACAGCGCTGCACTGCTCTGGGGTGCAACCCTTTGGCGCGGGCCCAAGCAGCTTGGGAATATCCGCGTTTTATGAGCTCAGCCCTGATCCACTCTGGTGTTTTCCCTGACATACTCACCCCGTTTCGGTATCATCAAGTGTCGCGGCGCGTGTCTTAACCATTCATAAAAGAATGATTTTATGTCGCAATGCGTCACATATGAATGATTGATCACCCCAAAAAGATTGACAAGTCTTTTTGTGCGGAATTTTTTGTCTATCGACTCAACAGCATTAGCCACTAGCCGAGAATTCCTTGTATGTCAGAGCGTTATGAAGAAAAACTACAAGCAGTACAAAAAGACGGTGAGGTATCTTTTCTGACGGCGGGAATGGATACTTTGAGTGACCGTCTGGATGAACTGCGCGGAAGCCTGAGCTACAAGGCATTTGCCGAACTGGTAGGGATGAGTGAGTCGGGAATGCGCAAATACTTCCCTCCATTCAATTCACTGCCCACCATCGACAAGGCGCTGCGCATCGCGCGGGTGTTCAATGTGAATCTGGAGTGGCTGGCCACCGGCCAAGGCCCCAAGCATCCAGATGTAGATGCCGAACTGATGGTGCAACGTGAGGTGTTTGATGAGGAGTACGCGCTGATCGATGGCTACCATGTCACCGTCAGTACCGGCCATGGTGCGTTTAATGATGATCACGAGGTTAAACGCAAGCTGGCCTTTCGCCGCAAGTGGCTCACGTTTCGCAAGTTAAACCCGGATAACCTGGTGGTGGTCTTCGCCAAAGGCGACAGCATGGAGCCCACCATCCACTCTGGCGACTCCATCCTGGTCGATATCAGCAAGAATCAGATCGAAGATGGATCCATCTTCGTGTTGCGGCTCGGCGAGGAACTCTATGCCAAGCGCCTGCAGAAAAACTTCGATGGCGGGATCACCATCATCAGTGACAACCGAGATGATTACCCACTGCAGGTCGTTCCAGCCAACCAACTGGAAAGCCTGGCCGTGATCGGCAAGGTCGTCTGGGCCGGGCACGATTTTTTTTAACTGGTGGTGCTACAAATAGTCACTTAAACCCGGATTTAAACCACTATCTGTAACACGAAGGGAAAAAACAGGCGCCAGCCTGTTTTTCATTTTCAGCGCACCGCCCCCGAAAATCGTCCGTGAACTTTCATTTTGGCGATATCCGCGCCTGGAACCTCAGGTACCCCCTCTAAGCCTTGTCAGTCTTGAGCTTGTCCCACGAGATCCCACTTGTTTTCGGCTGCTCCCGGTTTTTCATTCTTAGTGGTCGGTTACAAAAGCGTGGGACAAATGCCGCCCAAGGGGCCTGCCGTCAGCCTGCCGGAGCGGGACCGGCCTCCCCGCCCCTCTGCATGGCTTGCCGACATGACAAGATCGATAATGATAAAACAAACAATTAACCCTGATGGCTGAGGCGACGACCAAACAACCTGTACTAGTATTCAGCCGGTCGGGTATTGTCATGAAAGGCCTCACCAGGGTCTTAACAAGGAGCTCCGCCATGTTTTGGAATCGCACGGGTAAAAATGAACAGAGTGAACAAGCGGCACAGATCGCAGAACTTGGCGCCTTTGAGCAAGCCATCCAGTCACGGGTTCCCTATATCGAGTTCACCCCGGAGGGGGTGGTCACCTTCGTCAACGATCGTTTTCTCGCCATCGTGGGTTATGCCCGGGACGAGGTGATCGGCAAGCACCACAGTTCTCTCTGCTTTCCCGAGGACGTGAAAACCCGCGAATATGAGCAGCTGTGGCAGGATCTGCGCAGAGGGGAGTCGCGCAACGGCCGTTTCATCCGGCAGGCC